CAAACACCCATATGTTGCACCGTTTAAGGTAACAGCGGACATGTCAGAGGGACAGCGAAACATCTTGGAAACCATCAATTCCATGCGTCAAATGCTGCTCGACAACGATTTAATGAACAAGAAGTGAGGGGCTTTGTGCCCCTCTTTTTATTTGCATCAAGAAGCAATTACATCTTTCTCCAAGGGAGTTGACAGCGATGAAAAAAATAGAATCGGGGTAGGGAATCAGAATGGCTAATGTAACCTGGAAAGTATCGAGCGGTTCAACGGGATCGGGTGAGTTAATAAACGGTATTACCGGACTAAGAAAGTGGAGAGCGGCTTTAGCGAGCATGAAAGCCGGCGTTACGTCAAAGATTAATTTAAATATCATTGGAGATTCCATCACGGAAGGCATGGGTACAACGGACTTCCGCACCAAAAGTTATACAAATCTAGTGCGCATTGCACTAGCGGCCAAGTATGGAGATGTGGGGAATGGACTCATACCTTCATGGCATCCCGATTCGAACATTGCCGGAACTCCATGGTGGACGTATGCCGGTACTGGATGGACGAATGAAAACACCTTCGGATTAACGATGTTATGCAAGAGAAGCCAAACAAGCGGCGATACGGCGACGATATCGTTTAATGGCACAGGCATTAAATTCCTGTTCTTACGCGGATCTGCTTGCGGTACATGTACCATTGCGATTGATGGCGGCGCACCGACAAGCTACAACTTCGCCAACGGAACAACCGAGTACGCCAACGTAACGACTATCTCAGGCCTTACAAATGGCGCACACACCGCTGTCATTACAAGCACAGTAGCAGCCGGCAAATATATATGGCTTATTGGCGCATACGAAATCAAAGGTACAACCGGCGTACAAGTCAATATGTGCGGTCGGTACGGAACACAAACAGCATCGAGTTATCCCGATCAAAGTCTTCAAGTCTCGATCAATCATTTTCAGCCTAAATTAACCTTAATCGCGTTACTGTCCAACGATTTCGCGGGCAGCATACCGGTCAATAATTATAAAGCCCGATTACAGGCCATCGTAACACGCGCCTTAACTACTGGCGACGTTATGCTAATGTCGCTTGGTCATCGAAATGCAACCTCTACATACCCGCAGAAAGACTATGCAGATATGATGCGGACGGTTGCAGATGAAAATAATATCGCCTACCTCGACCTGTTTAATCGGTGGGGTGGAGGATTAGGGGCGACAGCAGGGATTACGGCAAAAAACCTCGGACTGATGGACGATGTACATCCTACGGATGCCGGGGCGCAAGATATAGCAGCGGCAATACTCAAGGTAATTGACGAATAGTGAGGGGGCAAACGCCCTCTCTCTTATGGAGGATCTATGGACCACTATCGCGGTATCAATCCAGATGAACGATACAAAAACGATGTCCTAAACGAACTGAGGCTTATTAGGGAACTGCTCGTCCGTAATGCGCAAATGGTCGAGCAACCGAAGCCAACCGTTCACAGAGGACCAAGAGGAGCGAAAAAGACATGAGAATAGATGCAAGCGGAGAAGGCGCTGTTGCGGTAACGACAAGCGATACGGTAAATATTTCTTTTCCCTCTGGAATTCATCGAACTAAAGGTATTTACGTAGGCGTGACCGGTAATCTGCGTGTATTAATGGTTGATGGCACAACGGTTACATTCGTAGGCATTGCAGCCGGCGTTATTCACCCTATCGCGGCGGTTCGGGTTTACTCCACAAGCACAACCGCATCCAGTATTTTAGCGGTGTACTGATATGGGTACGACGATCGGCATCGGGATATCGTTAAGTCAAGGAGGCAGCTTCGGAACAAGCGGAAAAGGACTCGTCTTATACGATGATTTCAACCGCGCTGACAATGTTGCGTTGGGAACTGCGACAACTGGACAGCCCTGGACAACAACAACATACGGCATAAGCAGTAATCAAGTGTACAAATCGTCGGGCACAGCGCCTGTTGCAACCATACCAAGCGGCGTTAGTGACGGTTTCGTGCAGTTTCAAGAGACGGCTTTGACGGAAGCCGGTGTATTTCAAGGTATTTTGTTCCGTTACACCGATACAAACAATTTTTTAAGGCTCGTTTTGCAAGACGGAATCTTGATTTTGCAGAAACGAGATACCGGTGTAACGACAACCGTCGCTTCAACTGGCATCACAAGAACCGTCAATAACATTTACAAAGTCCTATACTCTGGCAGTACGATCATGGCCTACGTCAATGGCGTGAGATTCATAAACACAACAAGCACGTTCAATACTTCTGCCACTATCGTGGGATTTATCGGATCGAACTCGACCACGGGCAGGATGGACAATTTCTTTGTAGGGGCGATTTAACATGACGATTACAGTTGCGAAAATAGGATCGGGCACCGATACCGACCCAATCAGACCGGATACCGCTTATACCGATTGGATACTGGTATCAGAAACAAAAACAGAAATGACAATAGAGATTATTAATGCCGAGTAGTGGAGGTGATTGGCAATGTCCAGTTCAATGACAAGGGTCAGCACCCTTGTAAGTAAGGATATCGGGAATTACTTGACGAATCGACAAACGTGGTCGATCACCTATATTTTAGGGCAATACGCAACAGGCAATGGGACGACAGACGATGCCGCCGCGATTAATACCCTCATAACGGGAATAGGCAGCAATGAAGCAACAATCGTAGTGGATGCCAATACGTACCGCCTTGGAGCAGCAGTAACGATACCGTCAAACGTAACGTTAATGTTCTTGCAGGGCGGTATTTTATCCCCCGATAGCGGCATAACACTGACGATCAATGGACCGCTTGATGCAGGAATATACCAAATCTTCTCGGGATCGGGAAGCATAGCGGGAACCTTTAAATCAGATCGATTTTACCCCCAATGGATGGGTGTTGTGGCGGACGGAACGACGGATGACACAGTTCTCTACCAAAAGGCGCTTACAACGGCGCAGAACTGCCAAGTAACACTGTATAATCCGCGCGGGACGTACCTTATGGACGAAATCGACTACGGGGATATAGCTGCTCCTAACCAAATCAGCATCATTGGTGAAGATCGAGATTTGACCATCTTAAAAAAGAAAACGTCTGATGCAAATCCTTTATTCGTTATTGGTACAGCTACAGGAACAAATTACATTGGAAATATAACGATATCAAACATGACATTTCAAGGAGTTTCAACAACTCCTGCCGCTTGTAAAGCCTATAACATGGTCCGATCGCAAATCGTAAATTGCAGATTCACGGGTGCTGTTAATGGGCTGGAATTCCAAGGCTGTATTGCAAACGAACTATTTAACGTACTTTGCGACTTTAACCAATACGGATGGTATTTACGCCATATAACAAGTGTTTTGGGTGGGTTCCCGAACCTTAACCAAGCTACATCATGCCAATTTGTTGACAATACGAAGTGGGGCGTAAACTTCGATGACGGAAAAGTCATTAACATTGTTAGTTGTGACATAGAAGGTAATGGAACCGCAGCTGATTCAACTACAGGCGGCCTATATGTGGGGTCTAATGTTGGATCGGAAACGCCTGGAACATTATCCACGGGCGTAAATGTGGAGCAATGTTGGATTGAAGCGAATAAAGGGGTCGGCGGAGTTCAGTTTGATGGAGGTCGGAACAGCATGGCGACATGCTATTTTGTTGCCAATACAGGAACTTATGACATTAACATCAGAGGCGGTCGTTACGATCTTAAAGCGTGTGATGGGGATACGAACAAGACTCCAAACGTCATGGAAGAAGCTGCTGTACTGAACGGGAACTACATTTTTGACTGCGACTTCCAAAACTTAACCTATGACGCAGCCAAAACGATGGTGTTTAACACTGGTAATACCATTCTCATGAACTCTGGTTCCGTACCGTCTGTACAAGGTGTTACTCGCCCATTCATTCAACAAGGCGTTGATTCCACGGCTGCTGGGGTGGTAACTGTAACGTTTACTATCGCATTTACAGCCATACCAAACGTCATTGCTACAATGAATAACAACAGCGCGGGTACGTTAGATGCCATAGAGGTATACAACGTCACGACAACAGGATTTACCGTGAGGAAGAAATCAATAACCAGTGGTTCCGCAACAGTCGGTACAACGAATGCCGGTTTTTATTGGCTTGCTATCGGCACTAAATAGAGGGTGGTGAAGGAATGGCCACAGCGCAACAGATACTAGATGATGTAAACCTGAGATATCGGAATACATTCACAACATCGCAAATATTAGTATGGTTCAACGAGGAACAACGGGAACTATTCGACATTCTCGAACTAGACAGCGCGCCGTATAACTTTACAACCGTTGCCGACGAGAACTTTTATCCGTTCCCCGATCAGTTCGATGTAACGAAAATAAAAGTAGTAACGTATCAGACGGATGATTCGACCGACCCGAATTACGTCGAAGTCCCTTTCTTTAGGAACGACGATAACCAGAAAAGCACATATTCATCTCCCTGGTACACCATTGTTTCAGATGCTTTTTATCTATACGTACCCGATGAAGTGCCGGCAGCTCGGACGGTTTACATTTACACCGATTCAGACCCGACGGAGGTCACAACTTCGAATGTAAGTGATGCTCCCGACCTGCCGACGAAATATCAGGAGATTCTTAAACTGGGTGTTTTAAAGCGCATTGCAGGTGCGAGAAAAGACATTCAGATGTATAACAACTACGACATGGAACGGGAACAAAAGATTTCTGATGTTCTTTGGAGCAAGAAACTTGCGGAACCGGAATTCCCAAGCGCAATTGATATGATGCCGCGGATCGATAGCCGATACGGAAGAAATGGACGCTATGCGGTTGTCATCACACAAACAACATAGGAGGGGACGGCATGGCACAATGGGCAAGCCTTCCTAGAAGCCTTGATAGACGAAACGCAAACAACTTCACGAAGGGACTGGATACCGAATTCAGTCCTTTTTTTGTTGACGAAAACGCCCTTGTCGATGGTTACGGATGGGACTTCAACGAATATCCGGCATTAAAAGTTAGGGCGGGGCGAAGCAACTACGGAACAAGCGGATCCGCAACGACTCGCCTATTAACCAACTTTGGGAACGTGCATCTTGTCCGCGCAGTCGGTACAGCTTTGCAGTACAACAGCTCAGGAACGACATGGACGGCAATCGCGGGAACATGGACGAATACGGATTGGGATGCTTGCAACTTCGATATAAGCGGACCGGCGCTCATTCTAACGAACGGAACGGACACACCGCAGTATTGGAACGGTTCAGCACTGGCAAGCCTTACACAGATGCCTGAGGGCTTGTACGTGGCCGCTGACAACCGCAGGGTGTATACAGCAGGAGTTACAGGTAGTACGGATGTGGTTTATTATTGCGCGTTCCAGGATGCGACGGACTGGACGACCGCAGAGAATAGCGGCGCGGTACAATTCTATACCGACAACGGCGGTCCGGTAACTGGTTTAAAGTCATTCGCAGGGCAAATATGGTGTTTCAAGAAAGATGCCTACTGTCTTATTTTCCATACCGGGGATTCACGCGCAACGCATCGACTTGTTGAAGGTTCGAATGATATTGGGTGCGTGTCCTATAAGACCATTGTCGAGGTCGGCCAATACCTCATGTGGCTGGGTGAAACGGATGTTTATATCGGCGCTGGAGGTTCAGCTCAACCGGTCGGCAAAAAGATTTTGGGATTCCTCAACACTATCAATACGGCTTCAGTCGCAAATGCTTTCGCATTCTCCGATGACGAGCGGTATTACCTTTGCATACCGACCGGATCAAACACGCAACCGGATACTTGTTTGGTGTATGATACGCGCTTTAGTCAATGGTTGCCGTATTCGATTACGTTGGGTTCGTTAAGGTTCGGCGCGCAGCTGAATAACATCTCTTACGCCGGCGATGTGAACGGCCAGACATTCAAGATGAATGACGGCACAACGGACGCGGGAACGGTTATAAGTTGGAGCGTAGAATCACGGCCATATGATGATGGCGTGAAAGAGGCGGAGAAAGAGTTATACGCGATGCACCTACAAGGCTTGTTCCCGACCGGCACAACCTTAACCGTAGAAGTCTCACCGGATGAAACAGGCTCGACCTGGTATGACATTGATTACGATCCAACAACGGCAAGCAGCGCGACGCAGAATCGAAACTTGCTTATTCCGTTAGACACCGTTCCGCTTTGCAACTTCTACAGTTACCGTCTAAGCGGCAGCGGACCGGCTACAATTCAAGAGATTCAGCGAATGAGCAGAATACAACCCGTCCAGTATTAAGGAGGTTTCATATGCCAGTTCCAACATTTACGGGGTTAGGACCTAAACCGGAATATAACGACATTGTAAATAAAATAAACACGTTAGTTGCAGAACTAACAAACTTGATGCTTAACATGGACTCGCTGAATGTGGTTGAATTAATAGCCGATCACATTTCAGCCGGAACCATTACAGGATCGACAATTCAAAGCACAGACGGCGCATTTCCGAGAATTGAACTGAGCAGCACATCAAACATACTCAGCGCAGAAGGAAGCGCCACAACAAGCATAAGCATTCACGCTGACCTCAGCGGAACACCAACCTTGCGGTTTATAGATGGTTCAGACGTAGCGCTTGTATTATTATCTACGGGTGTTTTCGGGATAACGACACTTAACAATGCAGATGTTACGATATCGCCTACGGGAAACACAAACATCTTTGCAGGTACGGGAAAGCAGGTTGTGTTCGAGGATTGGGATAAAATATTTAGTTCCGGTGATTCTCAAACCCTTCAAGCCGCGCTTAATGCAAAGGCTAACGGAAGCGGAGTAAGTGGAACTGTCTATGTCGCTTCCACAAGCGGCGGATCACCAACAACACCAATAACGTTCACAAATGGTGTTCGTACTTCATAAAAAAATGTTGACAAGGTATATAAAAGGTATATACTAAAGACATACCCCGATGAAAGGGAGTGTGTCGGACTGCGGAAAACGACAATAAATATTCCTCCAGAGATTGACAAAATCGTCCGAGAGTATCAAGATAAAAATGGAATTACATCATGGACGGCAGCATTATACGAACTAGCAAGAAAAGGATTTGAACAAAGCAATAAATAAACCAAATAGAGGTGCAAAATGAAAAAGTCCGGTTTCATTTTATCGTTGTTATTGCTTTTAAGCATTGGCCTTTCCTCCATTTCTTACGCTGACAGCTCGACGATCGTAAGTTCTCCTGCTCTAACGAGGATTGAAAGCAAAATAAAATTGTTCGAGTTTGAGAGAAAAGTGTGCTTGCAGGAATTGGCGTTCTACAACGATCAAAAGAACATCATGAGCGACGCGGAACGAGAGAAAGAAATTGATATATTCTCTAACGGTTTAGCCGAAGCGCAAACGAAGATTAACTACTGGAAAGCGCAAAAAGCCAAAGTCTTAGCGGCACAATGATTCTTGAACGTCTAAAACGGGTATGATATGCTTACAATAACAAAAGAGAGCGTCGGCCAACGCTCTCCCTGTACAGTAATTTTGGTGGTACGCCCTCCAAAGTCTATCGGAGATTGTAACCCGTCAGGCCTCAACCTGTGGCGGGTTACTTTCGTTTATCGATGTAAGTCAGAAGCGCGATAAGAAAACTACCGAACGCCAGCAGGACTACAATCGTTTGGAAAGTATCCATGGCATCCCTCCTTTCCGGAGGGAACCATACCACCACAAATTGTGCTGTACGAATCTATTATAATCCAAAGCTTACCAACTCGGTAGGCTTTTTCTATTTCCATCGAAAGCGAGGGAATCCCATTGGCTATATCATCCGGTTATGATTACTCTGTGAGAAAAGGGCTTAACGATAAGGGAATCGATAACTCACGAATCAGCTTCAATCCTAATACTCAATCCGTCTCCGTGGATGGTAGAGACTTCATGAAGGGCAATAAAATCTATAACGGAACCTCATATACGAATCAACAAGGGTTTAATTCGGCATGGGACGCTTACAACAAGCCTCAACCGAACACGTACGGCGGCATGGGTGCTTTCGGAATAGGCGCGGGCGGCAATGGAATAAGAACAGGTGCAGGTGGAGCTGGCATTGGTTCTACTACTGCACAAGGGATTCCAAGCTATCAACCTCCAAAGGAGCAAGCGCAGCCGCAACAACAACCGCAAACCAACACATACACGCCGCAGATTGATTCACTCATTGCCACTCTCATGCAGCAAGCGCAGAGCCAACAGCAAGTGGATCCTTATTCCACCCCGGAATATGCAGCCTATGCCGCTCAATCAGCACGACGCGCTAATGAAGGCATACGAGCCGCGCAAGAGGCTTTAGGTTCGGCAGGGTTCGGACGCTCTACGGCGCTTGGAGAACGCGCTCAGGGCATACAGAACCAAGAGAATGAATATCTGAACACCCAAGTAATACCGCAACTTATAGCGGCAGAGCAAGCCCGTAGACAGCAGCAGTTTGGTAACTTGTCGAGTCTGCTTAATCCGCTTATCGGGCAGCAAGGATTTGTATCGAGCGAAGATCAACGAGCGATTGTTAATCGCTTGAACGAGAAGAACGCAAACCTTAATGCAGCGCTCCAAGTCGGAAATGCTACAGGCAAACTTATTAACCCGCAAGATGAGTATTCCGGTCTGTTCAGACAAGCGGCCAATCCAAATACACCGCTTAATATGGCCGGCCAGAATCAGCAGTTGAACACAACGCAAACAATGGCGAGTCTAACCGGAATGATGCCGGACGGAAAAGGCGGATTCACACCAACAACAGCCGAACAGCAGCGACAGCTTGGAAACCTCTGGACCGTAGCAGAGCAAACCGGAACCATACCGGACGAACTCGCAAACCTGTACGGCTTACCGAAGGGTACGCAGACGCAAGCGGCGAAGCAATTCGCGCAGAACTTAGGATTACAGCAGGACCAAAATTCCCTTGCTGCAGACAAATTCCAGTACGATCAATTGAAGGATCAGGCAGCGGCAGAATCAGGAACGAAAGCAACACCAGCGCAGGTAAAGCAAATACTGCAAAACTACCAGTTAACCGGGCAAGATTCAGAAGGCAAAGCATACAAGTATATACCAGGACCCGGAAAGCCAGCTAGAAAGGATTGGGTAAAGAGTACTGTTCAATCCATGGTTAACTCTGGATACGATAATAGCACGATTGAGCAGGTGCTACGATCGGCAGGTATTAGTTCTGAGGAAGAAGACTCTATATACGGGGGAAAGTAGGTACCGGGACGGTTGACCTATCCAAAGGCGTAGCAGGTAATGCTTCAACCATCGACGGTTACGCCAAGCAATACGGAGTGGACCCGGCACTTGTTAAAGCGGTTATCCAACATGAAACAGGGAATATGAGCAGTTCTGCCGCTAAGAACAAGAACAATTTTGGCGGCATTATGGGTAAAGGCGGTTTACGATCATATGAAACATCGGATGCGGGAATTGAAGCGGTTGCTAAACTACTTGCTTCGCCGCGATACAAAGGCAAGTCTATCGCGCAAATTGGTTCGATTTATGCGCCTGTAGGCGCTTCGAATGACCCGAACAATCTTAATTCCAACTGGGTTAAAGCAGTAACAAGCCTGTACAACCAATACAAAGGGGGATAAGGAATGGCGCGCGACTATGGAAAAGCAAGCAATATTATATACAACCCGTTAGAAGCCGCGAAGAATCGCCGTTCCTCTGTCCGTGATTACAGGCAGGTTTCCGGGAATGGTGTACGAGACTACAGGAATGCGGTTGTCCAGCCCGAGCAAGAACAAGCACCTGCTGTTACGCCGCAGCTTCCCGACTTCATGCACCCGGCAAATGCGATTAAATCCGTCAGTGTTCAACCTAGTTTCTTGCAGCCGCAAGTTCCTGTTATGAATGTACCGGGACAATTACAACAGTTCGCGAAAACAGCACCTGTACCAGAACTTACAGGTCCGGAAAAGGCGCGTCAACTTCCTATTATCGGACCTGCATTGCGCGGACTTGATGTGCTGCAAAAAGCTACTGAGCCAGCTTCTAAAATAGCGGAACAATTCATTGTTCCGGGCGCAGGTCTAAACAACGTTGGAGCATTCACAGGGGCGGCAGAATCTGCACTAGCTAAATTTGCGCCTAATCTCGCTCCTAAAGCAGGGGAGTTTATTGCGCGTAATGTGTCAAAGATTCCAGGAATTAATATGAGCGCTCCGACAGCAACAAAGGCAGTAACGGGAGCGATAAAAGAAACTGCCGCAGGCATTCCTTTAGGTGCTGGACAGTCATTGGCGGCACATCCTGAGGAAGGACTAAAAGGAGCAGCAGAAAATGCTGCATTTGGCGGTGCAATAGGTGGAACTACAGGTTTCATGGGTCCAGTTGCTAAAGCCATTGCAGACCGCACTGGATTAACAAGCAAACTAGCTGCATTCTTTACACGCAACAGCCGCGTTAATCCAGAAGTCGAACAGGCAACACGCGACGTTTTCGAGAATCACGTTCCGCAAGCAGCGCCGCAACGTCCGCTTGGTGTTTCTACTGGACCTTTACGTAACGCTTCAAACGAACAATACATCAACAAAGTTATGGATACCATTAAGCCTATTGTAACGGAGCGCATGACACCGCCGTTAGAGAATCCAAACGCTCTTGCTAAGTGGTTACAGCCGCACTTAGACACATCTCTTAATCAAATACGCAAACTCCCGTACAATGATATGGTTGAACTTGCGAATGAAGTTAAGAATAACATGAGCATGTATGATGTGGCTGTTAAAGTGGCTAAGCAAAAAGGGTATGACCTAGATAAGATTCTAGCCAATCAAGTTCCGAATATCAGACAGCAAGCAGAACGGTTACGAATGGGCAGAGCCGCGGGTGCAATCGAACCACCTACGCAGAATGTTCGTGTGGGCGTATCTACAGAGTTTGGACAACCGAAAGCAAGGGTGCAAGAGCCATCGTTCAAAGCAAATGAAGAAGTAGCCGCAACATCTTCTGCAACACCGCTTGACCGTCCAATGGTTGACGATGCTACAAAGGTTCGTTCGACTTCGCCAAAAGCTTCTACTACTCCAAGCGATGAAGTTCATTTTGCTGAACGTTTGCGGAAAGATGAAACATTGCCAGAGGAAGTAAGGCAAGAACTGGAACGAAATAAAATCACGGCACCGCGCACAACTAACGAATCCCAACGCGCAGCGGCGGCGAAGATGATCGAAAAGAATGGCATAGACAAAGTGTATAGTGACTTAATGAGTCGGCGTGGTCACTTTAACCCTGTAGAAACAACCGCGGCTCAGATGCTTGCACGTCACTTTAGCGATTCGGGAGATGTACAGCGGGCTATTGATCTTGTCGGTAAGACAGGAAAAGGCGGAAGGGAAATGGGTCAAGCGATACAAGCCCTTACCCAGTGGAATAAACTATCTCAAGAAGGCGCATTGTTAGCCGCTGAGAAGCAATTAAATCGACGTGTAAAAGACGTGGATATGGCGCAGACATTAACACCTGAACAAGCGCAAACGGTCATGGAACCGGCTAAAGGATTAGAGGGAGTTCAAGCCGTAAACCAAATGGCAAGCGATATCGCTAAACTTATCGCAAGCAAAAAGCCTGGCGAAGCGTTAACCGACGCTGAAACGGCATTGCTTAAACGATTCCAAGAGGATAGCAAGAAGGTAAACGAACAGATCAAGCCGTTCCTGCAAGACAAAATCAAGCGAGACGCGGAAACGATTAAAAAAGTAAGGTCTATACAACCACGCGACCGCACACGCGACCAAGTAAAGAACTATCTGCAAGCACAAGCCGACCAAGCTCGGGCAGAATTACGTTCCAAACGTAACATAGGCTTTGCTCAAAAGGTAGGAACACCGGATATCGTCCTTTACTCCAAGATTGCAGCTTCCCATATCGCGAATGGTGCTGTTAAATTCGCTGATTTCGCTGAACAAATGGTGAAAGAGGGCATAACCGACAAACTGCAACTGCTATACACTAATGGCGTTAAGCAATTCCGCAAGGATAACGGCCTTCCGTCCGTTCAAGACTTGGATAGGCTTGTTAATAAGGCGATTAAAGACCGGCAAATGGACGAAGAAACGGCGCACAGTTTACAGGCGCTTGCTTCTGAAATCGGGTTTTATACCGATCAGGCGAAGGTTGAACTTACGCAGGACTTGCAACGGGCCATTAAGAACATAGGAAAATCAACATTAGGCGAGAAAGCCGCATCTATTCACACGCAAGGAATGCTTTTAAACATCCCATCGTTTGGGCGTAACGTTATCGGAACCATCCAACAGTTGACGCTTGAAAAGATGGCGAAAGTTGCTGCTTCCCCGATTGACTGGACGATATCTAAATTAGTTACCGGCGAAAGAACGGTTCATTTATTTTCGAACAATCAAGAAGGGTTTGTACGAAACTTTATGGCCGGTTCTAAATCTTCGTGGAACGGTGTTGATCCCCGCGGAATGCTGGATGCTTATGGACTGCAACCAAACGTGTTTAAGGGCAAGTACAACCCGTTCAAGTACACCGAGAAGCTTCTTAGCGCGTCACTCGGAGGAATAGACGGTTCTGCCTATTATTCAGCGTATGGAGACGTTATGGCGACGTATGCGACGGAACTAGGGAAGAGACAAGGGTTATCCAGCGCGCAGATTAAGGCAAGTCTGCCGGACCTTATGAACCAATTGGATGAACGCGTTCATGGTATAGCGGACGAAGCAGGATTATACGCCAATCTACAGGATGAAACGATTCTTTCAATGATGTCGACGGGGCTTAAAAAGGGACTTAACATGCCGACTAATTTCGCATTTAGAAAAGCGCGTGAATCTGGATTACTACCAGAAAGCATGTCACTGGAAGGATTCGGATTAGGCGACATTGTTCTAAAGTTCGCCAAAACCCCGGCAAACCTTGTCATGCGTGGCCTTGATTACAGTCCGCTTGGATTTATGCGTTCATTGGGACAGTTAATCTCACTTATACCGAAACAAGGGCGCGTAAACTTCAACCAACGTAACTTCTCTATGACGCTTGGAAGGGCGATTACAGGAAGTTTAGGACTCACGGGGCTAGGTTATTACCTCGCTAAGAATGGAATCCTTACAGGCGCTTCTAGCGCGGATGCAGACGTTCGTTCGTTGCAGGAACAAAGCGGTCAAGCGCCATACCAAATCAATTGGTCGGCTCTCGGCAGGTTCATTTACAGCGGCCTTGATCCAGAAGCAGCAAAGCCGCAACCAGGAGATCAAATGATGAAATACGATTGGCTCCAACCCGCGGCTATTTCGGTTTCTATGGGCGTTGATGCGGCTTTATATGAGCCTAAAGATAACGAAGGGATGGCTGCGCGTGTAGGACATTCGTTACTGTCCGGTATGCGTAGTGTTCTGGAGAATCCGATGTTGCAAGGCGTTAAAAAGATTTCTGACGCATTCGGCAAACTGAAAACGCAGCAAGATTCATCGGGCTTCACCGATATTGTCAAAGGTGTTCCGGCTTCCTTCATTCCCTCTGTAGCCGGTCAAGTAAGACGCGGTGAGGATAACCTAAAAAGGGAAACACGAGCAGAAGGATTTTGGGAAGGTGCGCTCAACCAGATCAAGAACAAAATACCGGGTATGCAAAATAAACTGCCGGTATCTTACGACTCACTAGGACGCCCTAGAGAATACGTAAAAGGCTCACAAACTGGGTTCATGCAATACTTGAACGCATTAACTAACCCGGCTCAAATGTCTAAGTACGCAGTCAGCCCGGACGCTAAGATTGTGCTGGACTTGAGGAATGAAACGAACGATACAAGCGTTCTGCCGCGGGTCGCAGCAAAATCCATTCAAGTTACAGACCCCGAAACGAAGAAGAAAAAGAGCATCACGCTAACGGGCGATCAATACTCTCGCTTGCAGCAGGACGTTGGAACCCGTGTGAGAGAGGAAATCATGAAAGCACAAGAGTATTTCGCCAACCCGAATGTATCGAGTGAGCATAAGATTAAGCGAATGACTACGATTCTGACCAAGCAAGGGACGAAGGCGAGGAATACAATGAAGGATGAACTGGGGTACAAAAAATGATTGAAATGCTACCCGATAAAAACAGTATCTTCGAGGACCAAGCCTTGCGCTTGGTTCTTTCTTTTTGCGGGCAATCCGTAAAAGATAGTTTGTTATATGAAGGCAAGGCGGTGTACCCAATTGGTGGACTTTCTGGAAGTGGTACATCAGTTTCTGACGGAAGGCATAACTTGGTCCTCAGCGGTTGCGATAATCCTGGCAATCGTCAAGCTGAGGGATTCAGCGCATAAGCGCAAAGTCAACGAACAAACAGCGCGGGATATTGCAATGATAAAGGAGCATTTGGGATGCCATGTGAGTACATTAGGCAACGTTTCAGCCTATGGAGCGACGAAAAACGAAAGGCCGTTCTTATCGCGCTTGGTGGGGCGGTTTCGTGCCGCTATTGTAAAACAGTTCACTATATGGAGGATGATAAAAATGAACAACAACATTAACTGGGTAACGCTTATTGTGGCACTCTTAGGAGCCGCTAAAATCGTGCTGGAGGCGTTCGGCATCGATATCATAACCGACGATGTAATCAACCAAGCATCGAACGCCGTGGCCGCTATAGTGGCTATCGTCGGGGTATTGATTTCACACCGTAAACCAAATAAGGAGGCTGTAAACAATGTCGCAAACAATGACACTTACGACTATTCGGGGATTGACGCTGAGCGAGAAAGCGCAGGGTAAACCAATTATCGACATTACCGATCAACTTCCAAAGCATCCGGTAAGGCGGTGGGGACCGCGTAAAGAATCCGATATTACGCGAATCGTTGTTCATCACATGGCTTCTGAGGCTCCGTTGGTGAACCAGGCGAAGTATCACATCAGTCATCACGACTGGCCGGGTATTGCCTATCATTTGTGCATCGTAAAGGGGCAGATTTACCAAACGAATGACCTGCTAAGCCTAACCTCTCACGCACTTGGCGCTAATCCGTCCGGCGTAGGCATTGCAGTACTTGGCGACCTGTCCAAGCGCAACATGACCGACGAGGAACGCAACGCGCTGTACGGAGCCATTATAACGGTTCACGATATGTTCCCGAATGCGAAAATACAGGGGCATAACGAAGCGTCGTGGGAGACAGCCAAACACGCCACATCCTGCCCGTGTACCGATATGAATCGGATTCGGGATGATGTGACGCAAATCGAATTGAAGTGGAAGCAAGAGCAATCACCTGCGGCGCAGGATGAAACGGCCTACCGGATCGCCAATGAAATCATGTGGGTTTACAATCTCTCGAGAGGGAAAGGTCCGAACGGAGAGGCTGCGACGGATGAAAATATCGCATGGGCAAAGCGGAGACTGCTGCAGTTGGAGCCGGAAATGCGGAAATTGGGATTCTTGAAGTAGGGAAAAGGCTTAC